ACGCGCAAATGGCAGGATCAATCGGGCGCGGACAGGTACAGCACCGAGATTGTGTTGCAGGGCTATGACGCCACGCTTGTTATGCTCGACGGCAAGTCAGGAGGCGACGATCAAGGGGGCTATTCCCAGCAAAGCCACGGCCCGCAATCTGGCTATGGCGCGGGCGGGCGTCCCGGCGGAGATATCGACGACATAGATTCGGAAATACCGTTCGCATGCGAGGGCCGGATATGACGCAAGACGAAGCCAAGGCGGGCGCGGCAGTGATCCGCAAATTCTGGGCCGCAAAGGGCCATCACGTTAAGGTCCGGGCTGAGCGAGACAAAGGCGGCGCGTATTCCCAGGACCATCGCGCCGTGTTTTGCATTCGCAGCGATTTGGTAAACGGCCAACCTCGAAAGGGCGCATAATGGCAAGCACATCATCCCGGCCTACGATCTATGACGGCGTGACATATGAAAGCACCAAGGCATGCGCCGCCTCTTTCGGTGTCACGCGCGGGGCTTTATCTAAGCCGCTTAAGAGTGGATTTTGGCGCGGAAGGCCGATAAGCTACGCAGAGGAACCGGGGCCGAAAATGACGCCGCTTCAACGCGCGCAACAAAAGGGCATAGCTGATCTGTTCGGCAAATGCGGTGCAAATTATAATCGGGGGCGGTTCTGATGAGGCCAATTAAAGTAGGCAGCGCAGAATCTGCGTTGTGTTCGTGTTCGCAATGTGCCGCTGAAATAACGGTAACGGCACAACACGGCACGAACGGCAAACAGCACAAAGGCGGCGCTAGACGCCCCGTCTTGCAAAACGAAGGGCAGGCGATTAAAAAAATACAAGCACAAGGCTGGTCGTTTGTTCGGAGCAACATCTATTGCCCAAAATGCGAGGAGAAGCGCAAAGTGGTCCCGATTAAAAAGCCCGACGAACTCCGCCATCCCACGCGCGCGCAAAAGCGCGAAATCATGGATTTGCTGGAAACGTGTTACGACACCGAGCAAGAGCGATACCGGCAAGGCGACACTGACGACACCGTGGCCGAGGTTCTTAAGGTCATGCCGGGCTGGGTAGAGCAAATCCGCGAGGAATTCTTCGGCCCCGATGGCGGGAACGAGAATATCGAAGATTTGGTTTTGCGGCTGGCCGAAATGGAACGCGAATTGAAAGCGGCGATCCAAGGCATAGGGCAGCAACGCACCAAGGCCGAAATAAAACTGGCCGAGGTTTCCACCATGCGCGTTGAATTGGACCGGATCAAAAAGGCCGTAGGGCCACGCAAGGTGGCCTAGATGGGTAAGGGCCGCAAAACCCGCAAGGTGAAGCACCGTTCACAAGCATCCGCCTTGTCTGAGCGGGCAACGGGCGAAACACCAGCCGCACCGGATCGGGCAGAGCGGCCTACATCCCAACGCCGCAAGCTGGGCGTCTGGGCGCTACCGCAAGGCGCAATGAAATCCACACAGCCGATGGTGGACACCGCCAGCGATATGATCGGCGCGCTGCACCACGCCCGCCGGATCACAAGCCAGCACGAACAGGCCGCCCGGCAATTCCAAAGCCTGCGCGCGGCGTACACTCAGGAATTCCCGGATGTGGAGGGATTCAAGAGTTGCCTTGCCGGATCGGTGCCAGGATACGACGACGGCGACGGCAACGCGGCAATCATCGCGGAATACCGCAAGATGGAAAAGACGCTTGGGGAATATCGCAGTGAGGTGCTTTGGGTTTGCGAGGACAACCAGCCCCCACGCAGCATCGCCGCGCTGCAATGCGGGCTTGCGACTATATCGGGCGCGCAGAGTAAACATTAGGGGAGAATATGATGAAGGTATTTATGACAAACTACGATGGCAGGCGGTATGCACTTGTGGCGGCTAACAGCCAGAAGGTTGCTGCAAAATTGATTGGGACTTCACTGCATGACTTTCAAAAGTACGCGTCAGTCTCCTCAAACCAGTCGGACACTGACACAGCGATGGCGGACGTGGGGTCTGTCTTTCTTGCGGAAATGAAATACGGCTCCCCGTGGGTAAAGCGCATCGACCGAACGCCCGCGCCTTGACATAGCGTCAAAAATCGCGTAGCCCTGACTTTGACTTAATCCGACTACGGCCAACTTTAACCGCGTTTGATGCGATGTGATTGGCCTTGATATCAGGGTTGCAGCCGGAAACGGAAGTCGCATAATCACATCACATGAGGCGCGGCTCCGGTGTGGGAGAGCGGGCAGGGCACGCAGCGCGTATGCAGTCAGGTCGCGGGTTCAATTCCCGCCATCGGTATCGCGTCTCAACTTATGATCTGGAACTAGGCACAACCTAGGAGTAGGATCGTTCCGGCGGGCGGGAAACTGCCCGCCCTTCGACCTGCCCCGGTAAACGGGAAGCTATGTGTCCCAAGCGTTATGAGATATGTCGTCGGGCGCGTATCAAAGCGACACAGCCCACAACTATTCGCGAGATGACCGACTAAACGCCATCCGGCAGGCATCACAGCAAAACCGCGCATCCTTCCGCGCCAAGAACAACACCTCACAACGGGCGCACGCATGAACGTAGGCGGGAACCTTCATCCCCGCCGCTAGGTCGCTCGCTTTGATCTGGTTGGCCATTACGCGGCCCGCGCTGTTACCGTGTATCCATCGGGGTGGCGGCGGACTTTTTCGTGCTTCTTTGAAGTAGCGACGATGGCAGAATACTTGGCAACAGCATCAGCTTCCGACTTTGCTCTGATGATTGCGGAAAACTCATTGTAGCGGCTATCTTTGACTGTTGCGTAAAATTTAATCATTGGTTCGTTCCTTTGTGTGTTTCGCTTCTACTGATACACTTATGCGGCATAATGGCGAACGTGTCAAGCGGTTTGTTACGATAAAAGCAGGTTAATACGAACAAACACCACGACGCGACCGAAGGCGGGATGCTTTCACGAAAGGCGGGAAGCCTATGACAAATAAACAATCAAGTTTTTCAAGATGACAACGCATGGCGGAAAGCGGAAAAGCGCGGGCAGGAAGCCCGGCGCAACATCACTGGCCAAACGCGACCTAGCCACAATGGCAAAGGAGCACGTTGAAACGGCGTTGGCCGTATTAGTTGAAATAGCAAAGGCTGGGCAAAGCGAACCAGCAAGGGTTACAGCCGCGAATTCATTGCTAGATCGGGCGTACGGAAAGCCAATCCAAAGCACAGTCGAGGTTCCAATAGACAAAGCACCGCAGGTATTCGAGGGATGGGATATTGAGCGCGCGCAACCTGATCAAGCTGAAGCTGACTGAACCACAGGAGCGGTTCTTAGTATCAGAAGCCAAGCACCCTGCATTCGTCGCGGGCTTCGGCGCTGGCAAGTCTGAAATCATGACCTACTCCGCGCTTGGAGACGCGGCACACAGCGCAACGGCACTCATTGGGCTATACGCGCCGACCTATGACCTTGTGCGGCTTATCACGGGCCCGAGAATATGTGAAAAGCTGCAAGAGCAAGGCATTCCGCATCGGTGGAACAAGTCGGAGAACATCGTCTATACTTCATGGCCGCGCTTCGGTGATTTCCTCATGCGAACGATGGACAACCCTGAACGGATTGTCGGATACGAAACCTATCGCGCCCATGTTGACGAACTCGACACGCTAAAGATTGAAAACGCACGCCGGGCATGGAACCAGATAATCGCGCGCAACCGGCAAAAGCCAGAGGGCATCAAGCGGCCATTCAATCGTGTATCAGCCTACACAACGCCAGAGGGATTTAGGTTTGTCTATGAGCGGTGGGCCAAAGAGCCAACAGCAGGCTACGAATACTTCCAGGCCCCGACGTACAGCAATCCATTCCTGCCCGATGATTACGTTGACAACCTCAAGGCCAGCTATCCAGCGGCACTGATCGACGCTTACATCGAAGGCCGGTTCGTCAACCTCACCAGCGGGTCCGTCTATAATTCGTATGACCGCGAGACAAACAGAAGCCGCGAGACCCTACAGCCCGGCGAACCGATCAAGCTGGGGATGGACTTCAATGTCGGCAACATGGCCGCGTGTGCGTTTGTTCTGCGCGAAAACGATTGGCATTCCGTGGATGAAATCAAAGGCGGCGTTGACACCCCTGCGATGATCAAAACGATCAAGGCTCGATACGAGGGCCACAACGTCACAATCTACCCTGACGCAAGCGGCAAGAGCGCCAGCAGCAAGGGGGCCAGCCTTTCAGATATCGGGCTCCTACGGGACGCAGGCTACGCCATACGGGCCAAGCCAGCAAATCCCCGCGTTAAAGACCGCGTTTTGGCAGTGAACATGGGCTTTCAAAAGGGTCGCGTGCTTGTCAATCCGGACACATGCCCTGAAACGGCGCGGTGCCTCGAACAGCAGCCATACGATAAAAACGGCGAACCAGACAAGACAAGCGGCCTTGACCACCAAAACGATGCGTTCGGCTATCCAATAGCCTACGAAATGCCAGTGGTCAGGCCGACAATGACGGCGACGCCTTTGCCATTTTGAGGAATACCAATGTTCGAAACCGTCAACAAACGCTCAGACGTTATGGCCGCAATGGTGGCAGCCGCTGCCAAGGGCCGCGCTTTGATGGGCGGATCCGACGCAATGCGGAAGGCGGGCAAGGAGTATCTGCCGAAATTCAAGGCCGAGGCGGATGAGGATTATCAAGCGCGGCTGACTTCGTCTTGGTTGTTCAACGGACTGCGCAAAACGGTTAAAGACATGACCGGGCGCGTGTTCGACAAGCCGGTCGAAATCCTGGAAGCGCCTGAACGCCTCAAGGAATGGGCCGACGACATCGACATGCAGGGCCGTGATCTAAGCGTGTTTGCCTCTGAGATATTTAAGGACGGCTTTGTCCCTGGCGTCTCTTACATCATGGTTGATGCGCCGCGACGTGAGGGCGAGACAACCCGCGAAGCTGCCACAACGCTGGGCCTGCGTCCCTACATGGTCCACCTGACTGTTGAAAGCATTCTGGGCTTCAAGACGGCAATCTATAGCAACGTCCTAGCCCTTTCGATGCTGCGGATTATGGAAACCGTGCATGAGGATGACCCCAAGGACGAATTCAAGCAAATCAAGGTTGACCAAATCCGCGTCCTAACCCGGCTTGATGGCGTTGTGTCTGTCCGCATCTACCGCGAGAACGACAAAAAGAAATGGCTGATCTACGACGAGTATGCGACCAACGCTGAGGAAATCACGGTTATTCCGTTTTATGCACAGCGCACAGGGTTCTTTACTGGCGAGCCTGTACTGGAAGACCTAGCCGACGTAAACATCGCGCATTGGCAATCGCAGTCAGACCAGCGCAACATATTGCACTTCGCACGCGTGCCAATCCTGTTTGCGTCCGGGCGCGATGATGACGAAAGCCTAGTCATCAGCGCAAGTCAGGCTGTTACATCGCGCCACCCGGAGGCCAAACTGGCATGGGTTGAGCATTCAGGCGAGGCAATCGGCGCGGGCCGGACTGACCTCAAAGACCTTGAATTTCAAATGCAGGCGCTTGGCTTGCAGCTATTGGTTGAAAGCAATGAGACAGCCACAGGCGCGGCGCTGGATGCGGTTAAGGAAACATCAACCCTGGCGATGATGGCCGACAATCTCAAAGACGCGCTTGAACAGGCGCTCGGATGGATGGCGTTCTATGGCGGGCTTGGCGATGAAGCTATCACAATCGACGTGAATAAGGACTTCGGCATTACGCCGATGACGGCGCAAGATGTGCAGGTCATGCAGACTGATGTTAGCCTTGGGTTGCTGTCAAAAGAAGCCTACTATGAGGAACGCAAGCGGCGCGGGTTCCTGCGTTCCGATCTGGACACCGAGGCCGACATGGACGCCGTTACAGAGGAAGCACCGGACCTGACGGGCGAGGGCCTAGACCTCACGGGCGAATAAATGACATCCGCAAACGAGGAAATTCTTGATCTAGTCACAACTCGGGCGCTGGACCTGCAAAGGCTATCGGCGGGGCAGGCTCGTGACGCGGCAAGGTTTCTCAAAACGCTAGAAGGGGACATAGTTGCCCAGCTTGCAAAGATTGATCCAACGGGCATTGGCAGCGTATCACGACGCGCAACCCGGCTGGAGAAGCTACTAAAGCAGGTCAAGGCGACAATCGTCGCGGCATACCGAACCGAAGGGAAGCGCCTCGCCAATGAATTGCGCGAACTTGCCGACATGGAAGCCCGGTTTGCTGTTTCGTCGATCAACAAAGGCGCGGGCGTTGAACTTATCACGTCTGAACTCACACGGGGCCAGCTTGTGGCAATCACGGGCGATCTATTGGTTCAAGGCGCGCCAGTATCGGAATGGCTATCACGGCAGGCAGGCGACACGCTCCAAAGGTTTCAGGATAATATGCGGCTTGGCATCGCGCAGGGAGAAACGAACGGGCAACTAATCAGGCGCATTCGGGGCGGCAAGCAGGGCGGCGAAGTCGTTAAGGGCTTCATGGACATATCGCGCAGCCACGCTGACAGCTTGGTAAGATCCGCAACGCAGGCGGTATCGCAGGCATCGCGGCAGGCGGTCTATAACGACAACGATGACATCGTCAAAGCGGAACAATGGGTCAGCACGATTGATCTTCGCACAACCGTTCTATGCAGCGCGCGCGATGGGCTAACCTATACGGTCGGAACGCATGAGCCGATCGACCACAGCCTACCGTGGGAAGGCGGGCCAGGGAATTTGCATTGGGGTTGCCGGTCAACATCCGCGCCAGTTCTCAAGTCATTCCGCGAATTGGGCTTGGATATTGACGAGGTGCCAGAAACCACGCGGTCAAGCCTCGACGGGCAGATAGCGCAAGACACGAGATTCGAAGGCTGGCTATCCAAGCGCACAGTGGCGGAACAGGACGCCAATCTTGGCGCAGGCCGTGCGAAGTTATGGCGGGATGGCAAGATATCATTTCGCGACCTGATGGACGCCAACGGGCGCGAATTGACGTTGGCGGAGTTGCGGGCTAGGGTTTAAGGGAACCAAAAAGGCGAACCAAATGCTTTACGAAATGGTACTAAAGAGCGAACTGGCCGAACTTAGGGCGTTTCGCGACGCCGCATTGCAAAGGGCGCGCCGCGCCTCACGATCTTTAACAAAGGCGATCACTATTCGTGGCGTGACTTACGAAAGCAAAGAAGCTGCGGCCCAAGCCCTTGGAGTTAAGCCCGGCACGATCAAATGGGCGAAGGCTAACGGGAGGCTAAATACCGTTGGAAATGGCAAGGGCAGCAATTGGAACGAAGCCCAGAGGAAAAGTCATTCAGAAAAAATACGCAAAATAATCGAGTTAGATGGCGCTGTATTCCACGGATGGAAAGAGGCGACTCATATAACTAGCCTATCGAGACAGACGTTGATAAGGCGCGGCGCTGTAGTCACCTAAGCCACAACCATCGACCAAACGAACCACGAACCACGACCCTGCTTAGGCGGGGTCATTCACGTTGGCGGGAAGCCAACACTAACAGCGGGAAGCTGAACTATGAAGATCGAAGTTACAGACGCCACTACACTGCCAACTTGGATGCAACCCCTTGTTGCAGATGGACACCTTGACCTTGGCGCGATGGCAGCGCCAGAGGACGTGACAGGCCTCAAGACGGCGCTATCCAAAGAGCGCGGCAACGCAGCGGCTTGGTCCAGGTTTGGCACCCCCGCCGAAATGGACGCCAAGATTGCAGACTTGACCGAAAAGGCCAAGGGCACCGGCAAAACCAGCGACGACGCGCAGGCGGTTCTTGACGCGATGCAAGCAAAGCATGACGGCGAAATGGGCGCGAAGGACAAGACAATCGACGGAATGCGCACACGGGGCGCGGCGTCGGAATTCGAAGCTGAGCTGGCCCGCGCGGGGTTCAAGCCGAGCATTACCGCAAAGATTGCACAATTCAACATGGACCGCATCGCGTTTAACGATGACGGCACAGCCAAAATCCTCACTTCGGACGGCACTCCCATGATCGGCTCAGGAAAGAATCATGGCGCAACTTATGCCGATTTGGCGAAAGAAATGGCAGCAAGCCCAGGCAATAGCGACTTTGTTTTGGATGCTGGCAAGGGCGGCGGCGGGAAGCCTGCCGGATCAGACGGCGGGAAGCCTGACAAACCAACAACCACTTGGGCGACATTTAATGAAATGTCTCAATCTGCCCGAATGGAATTTTCAAAATCAGGTGGCAAAGTCAAGGACTAGCCCCGCAAAAGGAGCCTAAACAATGGCAAACGTACTAACAGACCTCGCAGGTGACATCTACCGCGCCGCCGATATCGTCGGTCGCGAACAGGTCGGCATCATCCCATCCGTGACGATCAATGCTGGGTCCGAGGGCGCAGCCTTGGGCGATACCGTTCGCGCTGCGTTCACACCAGAGCCTACCGTGAACACGTCGTACACCCCTTCGATGACCATTCCCCAGGGCGACGACCAGACCATCGCCAACAAGACGATGACCATTGATCAGGTGGCCAACGTCCAAATCCCTTGGACCGGCGAAGATATCAAGCACGTCAACAACGGTCCCGGCTACGAAACGATCTATGGCGACCAAATCGCCCGGGCCATGCGCAAAATCACCAACACGATTGAAACGTATGCGGCCCTGACGATGAAAAACGGTGCATCGCGCGCGCACGGCACCGCAGGCACCACGCCTTTCGGGTCCAACTTTAACGAAATCGCGGAAATCCGCAAAATTCTTGTGGACAACGGCATGCCGCTTGATGGCCAAGCCAGCATCGTAATGGATACCGCTGCGGGCACAAAATTGCGCAATCTCGCGCAGTTGCAAAAAGTCAATGAATCGGGCGGCGAAGCACTTTTGCGCCGTGGCGAATTGCTTAACCTGCAAGGGCTTATGCTCAAGGAAAGCAACGGCATCGCGCTGCACACAAAAGGCGGCATGGCTGGCGCGGATATCACTGCGGCAACTGGTCCAATTGGCGCATTGGCGCTGCCCTTCGACGGTGGCACGGTCAACACCACGGGCTTCGCGGTCGGTGATGTTATCGTTATGAGCGGCGATACCAACAAATACATCGTTCGCGTTGGATCGACCGCTACGTCCGGCAACGTAACTATCAACGAGCCGGGCTTGATTGAACTTGCCGCTGAGGACGCGACTATCACAGTCGGCAACACCTACACCGGCAACGTGGCGTTTCACCGCGCGGCTATGGAATTGGTTGTGCGTCCACCTGCACAGCCGTTCGGTGGCGATGCTGCTCTTGAGCGCATGACTGTACAAGATCCGTTCTCGGGTCTGGTCTACGAAATCGCGGTATACAAGGGCTACGGCAAGGTCATGTTTGACATCACCACGTTCTACGCTGCCAAGGTTTGGAAGCCGGAATTTGTGGCCACCTTGCTGGGCTAATTTTCGCAGGGGGCAGGGGAAACCTTGCCCCTCACCAAGATTAGGAGAACCGAATGGCACTAAACACCATAATAGGCGGCGTTGACGCTGACAGCTACGGCACGCTTGCGGCGTATCAAACATACGGCGCGGCAATGGGCTGGACTATGGGCGCGAGTGACGCCGCCGACGAAATCAACTTGCGGCGCGGCGCTGTAATCAATGACCGGGGAAACCAGTTTCGCGGGCTGCAACAATATCAGTTTCAGGCTAGGGCTTATCCTCGCTTGGTCAATGACTTGGTTCGGGATTGGCCGGTTGATCCTGACACCGTTCCGCTTGATATCGTCTACGCTCAATTCGAAATGGCGCACATTATCCAAGGCGGGATTGACCCGTTTGCAACAATTGAAACCAGCACGACAAGCGAAAGCATCAAGGTCGGACCGATCGCTATTGCAGACGATACCTTGCCCACAGGAACGCCGCGCACGGTTGCGGTTGATAACTTCCTGCGGGGCTACATCGTTGGCGGTGTCGGCATGGCCTCTATGGTGCGCGGATGAGCGGCTTTGTATTGGGCGAAGGCCATCCGGATCGGGAAGTGGTTTCAGTTAACCGATCATTAAGCGTTGCTCTTTTAGACGATGGCGAGGTTTTGACAATCACTAATTGGTGGGTTGATGGTGAAGAATGCGACCCTAAAGAAGCCGTTGATTGCCTTGCTGGTCCATCAAAATCAAAAGACAAAATTACCTTTTTCGCGGTTGACCTGAAAGACTTTGAAAAGGCCCGCGTCCAATGACCACTATTCGCGCCCGCGTTACAGGAGCTTTTGACAAGCTGGCGGCTAAACAGCCGGACGCTATCCAAACGGGCACAATTCAACAGCCGACACCAACGGCAAGCGGCGGTGGGCCATCGGACCCAACAGGCGGCACGCCAGGCACAACACCTGCGGCGGTATCGGCGCGCATGGCGGTCTTTGAGGTTGCCGAGCGCCGGATTGACGGGACCAACATCAAGGCGGGCGACTTTCAAGTCATCATCGAACCTATCGGGCTTGAAATAACGCTAGATGATATGGTCATTTGCGACCGTGGCACGCTGACGATTGCCATGCTTGGACGCGTGGCATCGGGCGGCGAAACGGCGCTCTATGATATGGTGTGCCGTGGGTAGCTTTGGAGATCAGCTAAGGGCTTTTGAGGCCAAGACGAAACGCAAGCAAGACACGCTGGGTAGGCGTGTTGCGCTTGACGTATTCCGCCGGGTCATTTTCAAAACGCCAGTCGACAAAGGCCCGGCAAGAGCTAATTGGCAACCGTCAATCGGAGCGCCTTCAAGCGGAGTTGTTGACGCGACAGACACGGACGGCGCCGCAACAGTGGCGAAAGTTAAGGCCGTTGTCGCAAGAATGCACGCGGGTGATGTAATCTATCTGGCCAATAACTTGCCATACATCATGAAGCTGGAAGAAGGTGGATATCCAGACGGACCAAAGACGGTTGGCGGATTTTCACGGAAAGCCCCTGCCGGAATGGTGGCACTTACGGTTCAAGAGTTTCAGCAAATCGTCAAGCAAATCGGCATAGAATTGAGCACCCAATGACAGTCGAAAGCGACATCCACATAGCCCTTACGGCGCGCGCCGAAGTTATGATTGCGGCTCTAAGCTATACGGCGATTTGGCCACAAAAAGGCGGCGATAAGCCAGCGGGCGAACACCTCGCAATCCAGCATTTGCCGAACGACAACAGCCCGCTAGGGCTTTCGGATCAGGTCATGGATCGGCAAGGGTTTTTGATCATCACGCTAGTTTCGCCTTTGGACGTTTACGAGGCTGTGACCAAAGAAAAAGCGGGCGCAATCGTGGCGTACTTTCTGAACGGCATCCGCCTGACATCGAACGCCACTAAGGTGGCAATCATGTCCCACAGCGTCCGGCAAGGACGACAAGAAGGCCAGCGTTGGGAAACACCAATCTGGATTAGCTATAGGAGCATAGCATGAAACAAACATTCCCCGAAAAGTCTGACCAAACTGTTGATCCCGTAAAGATTGAGCCTTTTACCGCGTCGCCCGCGAAGAAGCCAAAACCAAAGCGGGTTACGGTCACAAACACCAAAATTGCAAACGGTGTTATCGGCGCAACTGCCAACCCGCTTGCAGAAGACGTTTCGGCATGGATCGCCAAAGGGTGGACCATCGCCACCTAATACCCCGGCTCGCGGGTAGCCTTAACGGCGAAGCGGCAAAACCCCTCACCACTTTAATAAGCGCCCCTTTGGAGGGGTCTTAACGCTTGAAAGGATACCAAGCAAATGTCTATCAATATCGGAATGACAACCTGGGGCGCTGCGGCTGCCCCTGCATCTCTCACAAAGGCAGGATTCGAAGCGCTGTCTTGGGTGCAGCACAAAGGGACCGAAGTTGCCCCCGTGTTCGGCCAGGACCACGCTACCCAGGAGGTCCCTGACCTCGCAACAGGCGAAACAACGGGCCACAAAGGGCAGGCTTCGGGCAAAGAAACCACAACCCAATACCACGGCACTGGTGGGGATACGGGCATTACTGCCTTGATTTTAGCGGCCAAATCCCGTCCGGGTATTTACTCTCTGAAAATCGCGCGCGGGTCGGGCACAATGGGCGCTGACGGTCCTGCCGTTGAGAGCGGCGACGTCGTGGAATACGCGAGCGGGTACGTTCACAACCACGTTCCCAATGCGAACGACAGCACGACACACGAAGGCGGAACAGTCTCTTTCAAGCAGAATGGCATCACTGTCGTTGATGTTGAGCCTTCCTAAATCCGCTTCGGCGGAGGGGCGGCGCGGTTTGGTTCGCCCGTCGCCCCAACTTTCCCTTGGATTATGGGCCAAAATATTATATTATAGTCACATTGAGGCGCGTTTTTGACACCGCGCCCCAATGCTACCTAGACAGACCATTGGAGGGTCCGTAATGGCTAACAAAGAAATAACACTACCCGATACTTTGCGCCACCTTCTTATTTACGACGCCAAGTCTGGCGACCTATTTTGGCGACAAAGGGCGGTAGAGATGTTTCCGAATGAACGAGCCGCTAAGTCGTGGAATACGAGATTTGCAAATAAATCGGCTCTGACAGCTTACAATACCGGCGGTTATAAATCCGGAATGATACTTGCTAAGTCGTATGTTGCGCACCGCGTGGCATGGGCGATGCATTACGGAGAATGGCCAAGTTGTAACGTAGACCACATTAATGGCGACGAAAGAGATAACAGAATATCAAATTTAAGGATTGCTACACATAGTGAGAACATGCGCAACAGGAAGATAAACAAGAATAACAAGTCCGGGCTTAAGGGCGCTTCTTGGTGCAAGTCCAATCTCAAGTGGGCCGCATGTATCTGCCTAAATACCAAGCGGATAAATTTAGGTTATTACGAAACGAAAGAGTTGGCTCATGCTGCTTATTGCGATGCATCAATTAAATTGCACGGCCAATTCGCAAGAGCCAAGTAAACAGAAGAACCAGAACCAAAAAGGAACATACTTTGGATTTCAACAAGTACGACAGCCGTGCAAAAGCCGAAACAGGCTCGCCGATGCAAATTAAAGACGCATGGACAGGCGTCGACCTCATGGACGGCGATAAGCCGTGCCGTGTAATCTTGCGAGGCACAGCGTCCGCATCAATGCAAGCCAAAATGCGCGCCGTCCAAAAAGCTGCCATGCAATCAAAGAAGGCCAAGAAAAAAGACGGCAACGAAGAAGATGAAGAGGCCAGGGTGATGGAAGACGTGCACAACCAACTGTGCGAGGCTGCGGCCCCGTTTATCGTTGGCTTTGAAAACGTCAACAAAGGCGACAAGCCCGCGACCGCTGATGACGCAATGTGGTTTCTCAACCTGACGTTTCCAGAAATGGGCGTCAAAGAGGACGCGGACGGCGATAATGTTTTGAACAAAGACGGCGAACCCGTTTTTGAAATGACGAACAACCCGTTTGCGAAGCAATGCAGCGAGTTTGCGTCTAAGCAGGCGAACCGCTTGGGAAACGCAAAAAGCGGTTAATCCTTGCCGCGCATCAGGCTGGCTGGCTGAATGCTATAATTGATCACAAAGACAAGTCAGACCGCCCCAAGGAAAGCCGCTTAATGCGGTACGATGCCGCTAAACAGCCCGCGCCCTTCGTCGAGTTGGACGCGGGCAACTATATGTTCGAAATGTTAATGGAAGCTGGCCCGGTAAAGTCCGCGGCTATGGGCGGGGCTGTTGGTTTGGATTGGCCAGAAATCACGGCCTACTTGACAGAATACCCGTGCGAAGTTGACCACTACGAACGGGTGTTGCTGCGGAAAATGTCTAACGCTTTCGCAACAGGCCTAAGCGAAGGCGCTAATTCGTTTTCAAAATCACCAATGGATAGGGACGGGGTGGCTGATTAAATCGGGTCGGCAATCTCTGCGTCTGGATACACCAGCCGCGCGCACCTTAGCATTGCCAGCGTTGCCCATATGCTTTGTTCTATATCTGTCGGCTTATAGGGGTTTATGCGTAGCGCCATAAAAGAGCTTATTTCGGACAAGTTATCTAGGGCGCGCTTTCTGGACCACCTGAACCATGCGCCAGTGCAATCGGCCAGGTATTCTTGGGCGTCTGCATAGGCATCGTCAAACAAAGTGTCGGCGGTTGCTGCCGTTGTGCAGACCGTAGTGAAGGCCGCGAAAACAAGAACTTTCAACATTTTTAATCTCCTTGGTTCGCCCTTAACGTAAGGGCGGGCCGCCCATCGTTCAAGGATATCCAATGGCAGACTTTGCAAACCTTGTGCTTGGTGTTGACACCAGAGGGCTAAAGCGCGGTGAACGCGCCCTTGATGATATGACACGCGCTGGGCGTCGCACAGAGCAATCTACAGACCAGGTAACTCGCAGCACGGGCCGGATGGGGCGTGGACTTGCGTTGGCTGCCGCAGGCGCATTGGCTGCCGCTGCCGCAATGGCTGTCGGTTCTGTGTCGCTGAACAAATTTATCAGCGGCACGGTCACTGCCGATAAGGCGCAGGCACAGCTTGCCGCGACTATTACATCGACGGGGGGCGCGGCTGGAAAATCGGTTGATGACCTGAACAGGGCCGCAGCGGCGTTTCAGAAGATCACGAATTTTGGGGATGAGGCTACCAACGCCATGCAGGGCGTTTTGCTGACCTTCACCAATATTCGCGGCGACGTTTTTGATCAAGCCACAGAATCTGTGTTAGATTTGGCCACCGCGATGGGCATGGATCTCCGCTCTGCGGCGCTGCAGGTCGGCAAGGCGCTGAACGATCCGGTGCTCGGTATGACAGCGCTGGGCCGGGCCGGTATTCAATTTACCGTGGCGCAAAAAAAAGCCGTCAAGGCGATGGTTGAGACCAACAACGTTGCAGGGGCTCAGGCTCTCATTTTGAAGGAACTGGAAACGCAGTTCGGGGGATCGGCAGAGGCGGCGCGCAACACGCTCGGTGGGGCGCTGGCATCTTTGGGTAACGCCTGGGGCGA